CAGCTCTTCTTCATTGGCGGGCCATGGGCCCTCCATCCACCCTCAACTGAGGGAAATCTAGGGTGTATTAATACCCTAGGGCGTACTGTGGCACGATTATATTAAGTTCTCGTGCTGCCGTTTCCTTTACAGGATAAACCTCGACTGCGGCTTCGTCCGGTGAGTAGATCATACCCACCAAAGGACGCCTAGGCCTGCGATATAAACATCGCATGGCCTTAGGTAGGAGACCTGGGCTATCAACATACTGAACTTCCGTCGAAGGAAGCAGTACACGAACAGTCCAAGCTTCCCAACCGTCGGGATGTGGGTCCAAATGGAGTTGATCAAACACTCCAATGAACGCCCCATCACCGTACCCATCGGGTAAGCGAGGCCTACGCCATTTGCTCGGTGCGAGATTTCGAATCTTCTGGAGGATTAATTCCAGACTCTGGATCTCGGTTACACTCAGTAGGTCCCAGCTACGCCACAGCCACCTTTGCAGGTTGTTGTGGAGAAGGAAGAGATCAGTGAGTTTACGCACTTTGCGCTTGACGTAAAACGGCGAAATCTCATGCCCACGAAAGTAGTGTTTACCACAACTCTCACGGAACGGTCCGCTCCAGTAGCTCTTCTTACTGTTGGCTTTAAACCCACAATAAGTCAGGAGGCCAAGAAAGCTTTCCGCAACAACGGAAGGGACAATTAAGTCATCCCCGTACGCTGAAACACGAGACACCTCCTCTCCACAGATGTGGCACCACGCTAAAGCGAGAGAGTAGAACAACAAACTCTCAAGCTCGAACGTGTAGCCATTCCCCATGGAAGAGTGCTTCTGGTAAAATATTTTCTCACCAGAAGGAAGAACTCCGAACGGACTACGAGCCTGCTCAAGGGCCCGCAGCCAATCCTCACGGACTAGACGTTCGACTAAAACTCTAGACACAGTATCGCTGGCCATCGACAAATCGATGGTAGCTAGTGTGCCAGAAAGACTGCCCACTCGGGCAAGCCTCTGGTTTCGAGTTTGATCGTCTAAATCGCATCCGGCAAGACGTAATCTTTGTCGCATCAGGCCACCGATCCCCTTCTGAATATACATATTCATACAGGGCTCGATGGCTATCGTGCGATCCGTCTTGTAGTTCTTCGGTACAGTAGTAATGCGATTTCCCTGGACGATTTTGCAAAAGCCCAGGGGCTCCACCGGTAACATGGTGATGCTGGATATCCAGCACGGGTCACGGCGAATAGCCGTATCCGCGAGAATCGCACAGCCTGCGGTGGTCTCCGGTTGACCGGAGTATTTATAAGCCGCATCGGAACGTCGCCTAGGGAGCCGGGTTGTTGCTCCGGGTCCAAAATCGAAGTACTTCGCAGCCTGATCCCAGTCGAAAGGCCCCAGAATCCTATCCGTTAGTTTACGAGCAAGCTCCATTGCTTGCTGGTACGGGCCGAAGCCCGATACGGTAAGACGCTGGTTAGTCTCGAAACAAAGATCCTCAGCTTCGCGGAATCGCTTCCACGTCGCCTCCTCTTTCTCGGGTCGTACTACTCCATCATCGTACTTCGAGAGGAATTCTGCCAATAAGTAACTTGACAGAGCTTCTCTAGGTCCGCTGGTGAAAGTAGGTTCACAGCCGCCAGGTTTTCCGGCGTCAGTGATGACTTCTCCAAGCACTTCACCGATGGATCGGTGGAACTTGGCGAGATCGAAGTGGAGTTTGTAACCACCTGCCCGTGTTTTAACACGGCCAACACGCCGATTACGGCGAGGAGAGTTATTAGCCATAGGAAAATCCTAATAGCGAGAAGCCCAAAGGGCATTCCCTGAACGATGGATGCGAACGAGGAGTCTTGCGACCCCTCGTCCCCAAGATTGTGATAGTCACGACGTGACCGTACTGGTTTACCAGTGCGGCTCATTCGCGATCACCGCGTTCTTGATAGTGGACAGCGCCAGTGCATTACCGGCGTAGGCCACAGCATCCTTCCTCTCTTGGTCAGTCGACTCCTGACGGAAGTTGAACTCGATCTTGACGAGGTTGTAACCCACCACCTTGACCTGCCCGTCCACAGTCGCCTCTACCGGAAGGTAGAACGTATTGAGGTTTCGGTATGCAGCCTGAGGCGTAGCCGGCTTGCGGACTTCATTGCTGAACGTCCGGTAACCAGCAGGCGTCGTGCTGCTTCGGTCAGCCCACTCTGCCTTGGCACCGTTTGAAGTTACCGGTGCGAAGGTGTGAGCGGCAGGGGTTGTTGCGCCATCATAGATGGACAGTGCGGCAAGTGCGGGCATGTATTGCTCCGTGTTTCTGTAGTGGAAGTTACCCCCAGGAGGATTCCTGGAAGGGAATATCAGTCTATTTTAGACTGGAGAAGGCTTGGGCCAATAAAGAAAGACCGTTCGCCATGTGAGCCAGACTCCTAGGGTCTTTAAACCTAGGAAGCGATGGCAGTGGGACACTTTGGGAGACCGTGCGTTGTAGAGACACGATCTCTTTCCGTGCACTCCAAGACTGCTTGGTAGTTTCAACAATCGTCCTGGAAGTTCTTGCGAACTCCGGGATAGACTGGACTTTCCAGGTAGCTCTTGATAGCCGAGAAATGGAGCACCAAGTTGGGCCATACCCCAGCATCGCATCAAGCGAGCTGAGCCACGATCCAATTGGTAACATCCAATCGACTACGAAGGAGTACGGAACCAATTCCCAGGCTATTTCAGCTGGGTTGGTGATCCCAAGGGCAGCGAGAGTGTGCAAAAGCTCATTCTCGGGTTCTGCGTCTATTCGAACGTAGACCCCTACATCGCCCTTCACTGTGGTATCATATCGGAAGTTCGTACCGTCGTAGTACCTTTTGACGATATCGATTTTCTCCCTATATGATCCTTTACCAGTAATCATCCAGTTACTCCTGGGTGCCTTCTCAAGGGCATCACAGGCTCCATAGATATCGGAGAGTAAAGGTTTCCAGCCATACTGTAGCTCCAACCATCGTTCGATGGGAGATTCGCTACGCAGGCTAACGCCACGGCGCTTCGCAATCCCGAGTGCTTTAATTGCATCCCAGGTACGATCTTGCTTAATAGCCTTAAAAGCTTTAGCAAGGGCTATAGCGTTATTCCCGACCATCCTCGCAGTAGCACCACGCTCTGCGAAAGCGACTCCAAGGTTAACATCGGAGTCTTTCATGGCCAACCGTGCCTTTACAAGAGCACGATCAACCATGGAGTCGGGAGGAGTCAAGGGCAGTACATAGGACTCGTTAAACAGATCCGCAGCCGGTGATAAACCGGTGTACGGGTTGTCTATAACACCTACGGCGGACCGCGCACTAAGCGTGGACCCATCGGAGGTGTCGACAGTTACTCTGCTATACGAGCCTTTGCACCGTGACCTCCGCTCACGTAAAAGAGAATATGGGGTAGGTGGAACCCACCCTGGCGGTCGCCGTCGCGAAACACCTGCGACGACTTCGCGAGCATACTCGGCATCGGCTATAGTTCCTTCGAACTTAGTCCCGTTTTCGGTATGCTCCCATTTCCCACCAATCTCAGTTATGAAACTGGGACGGGTCATGGCATTCTCTGATCTGGATCACGTGAGACTCGTCGCCGCAACAACAAC